CAAAAGGCGATTGGAGCGCAGAGTCGGAGTATAAGAGACTTGATGAGGTAACATATAATAACACAATGTTCATAGCAAAAAAAGCTGTGCCGAAGGGGACGTTACCCACAAATGCAGAATATTGGTCGAAGTCGATTGTGGGCGGTGTCGGTGCAATCGCAACAACAGAGGAAGCCGGAATTGTAAAACCGGACGGAAAAAGCATGAGCGTAGATGAGAGTGGAACGCTTAGCATTAACTTGGATGGCACCACAATTACATTGGACGAAGCGAAAAACGTCATAAAGTTGGCAGATACACTAAAAGAAAAAATTGAAAGCGCACTGCAACCAGAAAGTATCGTAAACAACCAGATTACGACAGTGGAAGGCTTCGCACTTGATGCACGGCAGGCGAACCCGAATATAGACGGCACGTTGGCGAAACAGTTAAGTGATTTAAACGGCAGTATTGATACAAAAGTAAATGCATTAAATCCATCATCTGCCAAACGGTCATATGTTTATGGCGAAATTGGAAAAGAAGGAGATGGATGGTATAGATTTGCAAGGATAACTTTTAGAGCCGAACCATCTGCAAAAGGTGGTGGTAGCGAATTGATAGAAGTAATGATTAATCAATCGTATACAAACTCGCCCGGTTGTTTCCACAAAGTAGATTTTTATCTGAAATACGTAGATTCTGCGATAATATCTACTATTGGAAACAACTCAACTGTACTAAAAAAAATTCGAATGGTAAGAAATAATAAAACAATATTTATTGACGTGTATTCGGTTGGAATTGTTAACAAGACCAAAATGTTATTATATATTCCAACTGATTTTGGTATGGATTCGGTTGAATGCATTACACCTTATTTAGTTCCTGAAAACTCCGATGGAGAATTGATTGTATGCAGTAGTGATTTAGCAAACAGTATATAAAATCATGAACCTTTGATAATCGTAGCCCATCCACTAGTCACATACTCAGTGTCAACATAATTGATAAAGCTTATTGCGATATTTATACTATATCTATCAGAGACAAGTAAAATAATAAATACATTAAGATAGTTGCGCGCATATACATTAACATAATTTGATCCATCAGGAATGTTACCAAGAACACCTTTTAAAGCGCTTTGTTGTAGATATCCAACTTCCCCTGTTCCGATTTTGCCTTTATTTTTACGCATTATTTCAACGATAGACTTGACAGAATCACACTCGTTTATACTCACTGCTGTATTCAAATTATTTATGCTGCCGTTTAAGAAAATATATCGAACAAATATTCGAATGTAACTTATAAACCATTTTTTATCATAGAAAGGAATAAAAAATTATGGACAAAATTATCCTTAAAAACAAAACAGAATTTGAAATTGCCGATGGGGCAAGCCTTGGCAACATCCAGATCAAGGCAGAGAATTTCGATGCCATTAAAACGATTACGGATGCATTTACTGCGGACAATCTTGCAAAAGTGACATTCACTCACAACGGGGAAGTGTCTGGGGAATACACAGACCTTAAATCCGATGGGTTTTCTTACAATCCAAACGTGGGAGAGGACGGGAAAGAAGATGGCACATACACTGTAACTGTTCGACTTCGGACAAAGACGGAAATGGAAAAAGCAATTGATGAACTGAAAGCAGGGCATGAGGCAAACGCAGAAGCAATCCAAGAACTGGCAAGCATTGCCGCAGAAAGCGAGGTATAGGATATGGTTAAGTTTTATGTGCGCAGAATCTTGGTAGACAAGAAAATGACGATTGATGAAGTGCCGATGCGTTGGCGCGCGAAAGTGCAAGAAGAGATCGAGAAACAGCTTTCCGCTTCTCTGCAATGACATTTTCTGTCGAAATTTGCGACCGAAAAATGTTGAAATCATGCATATTGTAGTGATACTATGGACTTGTCCGAAAGGACACTTCAAGTTCTGGTGGGGGCAAGGCTTGGCATTGGCTTTGTCCCCAAGTTGTTATTGACTATGCCGAACACACGTTCTATAATATCCGTATCGCTACATAGGGCACATGATTGGGGGTTTTGAGGTTGGGAGAAGAGTACTACAAAAATGAAATCATTAAACTCATTGAAAAATGCGACAATTTGCATTGGTTAAAAACCATATATGCATACATAAGCAACTTATTAAAATAGGAAAAGAGCCAAGGGTTTGCGCATTGCCCTTGGCTCTTTTTTACTTTTTGTCTGAAATCATATCAACTAAATTTTCTAAGGCTGTCCAATCATTTTCGCTTAACTTGCACAGCGCAGAAACAAGTCGATACTTAAAGTTTTCATCACCTAGTCTTTGGATTTCTCCAAGCATTGCTGAAATCTGTTCGTCTTTTGATAATTCAACAAACATTTCTCCGTTTCCGGTGCGAAGCCAATCTTCATTAACATTAAATTTTTCACATATATCAAAAATTGTTCTGTCAGACGGTTTTTTTGTTCCTGTTTCAATTTGCGCTATAAAATTTCTCGAAAGACCAATTTTTGAGGAAAATTCTTCTTGTGTTAATCCTAATCGACTTCTTAATTCTTTTATTCTTTCATTCACTATTTATCCTCCTTTCATATATACTATATAACAAAAATGTCCCCTAGTCAACAAAAAAGTATTGACAAAATGTTTCTCGGGGACTATACTTTGTTTACAAGGTCAACAAAACCTTAAAATTAAAGGAAAGAGGTGAGAACATGAAAGAGATTAAATCAGCAAATGACATAATTGTTGTTCCGGTTTCTTATTTTAATGGAATGGAAAAGGAATTGCAGAAGATTTTAAACAAAGTGGATATTCACGATATGGACGTCATGGAACAGG